TCCAGTCGCCCCGGCACGGACAAGCTGATCCATTAGATCAGGCACATACCCAAATACACCGTCAGTTGGATCGCCCACCTTGCTAATATCTTTCGCAGACTCGTACAGTTCCACCACCTTATCGGCAGGGATATAAACCTGTCGGTCCCCAGTTTTATGCCCAAGAAACTCCGCCATCATATCCGGCGAGCGGCCCTGCGTTTTAGACTCCGTTTGAATGGTTTTGTAAGCAGAGTCGAATTGGGCTAAGTCAAGCCCCTGCTGCATAATATGAAGTTCGTCAATGATCGGGTCCATCTTAGGGGGTGGCATCTCCCCATTCCTGATCATTACTTCCGCAGGAGGACTGAGCCGCAATGGTGCCGGTGGCGCTTCTCTTCCAGCGATGTAGTCGTCGATCTCCTTCCTCGACTTGATCCCCTCCGCAGTACCGAGGAACTCCTTAACAGTGAGATCACCAGCATCAACTCGCAGCCGATCCTTCGTGGCCTCTTTCGCGAGATTATTCAGGCCTTTCGGGGTAAACCCAGTTGGTCCCATGCCGGGCTTGCCAGCCTCGACAAGGCCCATCTCGATACCCATTCGCAAGTCCCGCTCAAGCCGGTTCGCCCAAGCGTCGTTCATTTCAAACGTCTGCTTGCCAAAGAGGGGCAGGTCTACTGTATATTTCCACTCCCCGGTCTGTCGAGCGGTTTCACCACCAAGGGCTGCGAGCCCACCGACACTTCCGCGAAGCCCGCGAAGAGCGAGATCGATCGGGGCGAGAAAGGGCTGCGCCAACGTGGCTGTCAACGGATAATTCCGCCTGTTCTCGTCTGACATACCCAGTGCGCCGGGGCCAAAGCCCTGCTTAAAACCCTGAAGGGTGTGATCGAAGATACTGCCAGTTGCCGCCTCGGCCCCATCAAGCTTGTCCGAGATCGTTTTCATCACTTCCCAGTCATCATTCGACACCTTCGCGGCCATCGGATTGCCAGCGATGTATTTCGCAATGGCAGGGTTCTCCGAAGCCGTCGCAGCTTGCTGCGCCTTCAGATCGTTCTCGAATAGCGTCGGATCGCCCTCGACCACCACAGGCGCGGTGTTCATTTGCTTCCCAAGTTTCAACGCTTTCGCTGCGTTTTCAGGGTTAGCAAGGCTGTCCCCAACCGCCTGTTGTCTCACAGGAGACGCGGGCTTATAAGGCTTGAACAACTCGTCGAGTGGACTTACTGGGTCCACTGCGTTGTTAAAAAGATCATCAAGGTTGGTTACGGGCATTGCCTGTACTGTCCTGCCAGAGTTTGTTTATTTCACTCGGAGTCGGTGGGCGCTGCTTCCTAAGCTGGAACTCCTTCACCCACTCATCCTTAGAACGCTTAACTCCATCCGGGCCGGTCCAACTACTCGGGGCTTGGAACTTCGGAGTGCTATCGTTGAACCAAGTCCTTGGATCGAGGAACCTCTTCTCGCCACCCTTCGGCGCAAGAAGTTGCGTCGCAATCTTCTGTGCATCTTCCCAGTTAGGCTTTCTCTTATTATCTTGTATAAACTCTTGCACCTTGTTATGCATCGCACCAGCGAACTCAGTGTAAACCTTCACTTCTTCATCATCACCGAACTGCTCAATGCCAGCAGCTTTGACAAGTCTGCCTACATCACGGAGAGCGGTCTGCGTAGCGCGGTTCTCTGTCAGATGCTTTTTAATGTTCAGCTTCATCTTAAACAGTCTCTCAATATCTTTCTTAGTCATGCCTGTAAGCGGCTCGTCCAAGAACGCATCCGGATCATCTCCTGCCAATCCTGTCAGATAGTCAGCCCGCGCATCCCGCTCTGGCGTAGGCAAAAGGTCTTTCTTCGAGTTGGCCGCAACTTGTGCGTCGATCTGAGTCTGCCTTGCTCGATCTAGCTGTTTATATGACTCGTGCAGAACTGGGTTCGCATAAATCTGATCCATCGAGCGGATCATCTTCTCGTCATAGTCGCCCATGACAGCAGCGAACACGTTGTTATAATTCGCCCGCTGTTCCTGAACACCCATCCGCTGTGCCTGATAGAAGTCGGTGATAAGCTTCCGCCTCAGATTATCCTTATACTTGATATTTCCGGGTGCAACCTTATTCGCGCGTTCTTCAGCCATAATCAAAGCTTGGTCGAGCCACTTCTGATCGGAGTCCTTTCGCAGTGGGCCGGGAGAAACGGCTGGCCCTTTGTCGGCGGGCACCGGAGTGACGTCGTTCCCAACATTCGGGCTGGCGTCAGAGACGGTTCCAGTATCGGCTTGGGCATACTGGATAGCGCCGCCCTCACCAGAGAGCATCTCAGCCTTCTTATAGCTCTTCTCCCCACTCTCCGATGCTGTGACCTCATAAGCTTGCTGTCCACCATCAGGGTTCTGAACCTTAAACACATCTCCGGGGGCGAGAGCGTTCTGTTCAAGGAACTTGTTGATGTGAGTGTCAATAGCTGCGGGGGATGCGTCAGCCGGTGGCGTGACAACCATCGCAGTCTGGTCACTGGCGCGGACGCCCTCGCCTACACGAGTCGGAATAGCCATGCCGCGAGCGGTCGGAGAGGTCAGCCGTGTTGGGATCAGTCCAGTCCGTTGAGCGCTGTCCCCCTGCGAAGCATCCCACGCAATAGCTGTGCCCTGATCTGCGGGTGAGTATCCATTGCCCGTGATCTTCCGCTCGAACGTGCCGACAAGGTCCGCTGACCTTACGTTCTCAACAGAGCCGTACTGCTTCTTTTCCTTATCTGTGAGGTTTCCCCAGATCGCATCTCTCGACCACTTCTCACCCTTCTCCCTGCCTTCCTTCGTCGAAGCCATATTCTGCCATGCAGGGCGATCGGGGTTTGCGAAGTGCGCTTGTGCCCCGCCCCATCCCTGCTGATGGATCATATACAGCTCAGTCGAAGATGGCTCCCTGCCAAACTTCTTCTCGAACATCGCTGAGTTGGCTTGCAACAGCTTGATCGTCGCGCGAGTGTTCGCGCCGGGATCATAGATGTTCTCACCGGGAGAACTGTACTTCGCGAACTCCTCTTTCGAGAGTTGTCCAAGCCCATAATAACTTCCAGTTACCATCCGCGGATTACCGCTGCTCTCAATCGAGATGTACGTCAGAAGCTTGTTGGTGTCGTAACCGAGCTTATTCGCCTCCGTGATAATGGTCTGTCCATGGGGGCTTTGAGTGACCTCGTTAATCCGCTTCTGGTTCAGCCCGAAGGACTTAGTCGGGGAACCGATAGGATCATTGGCAAGCCGCCCCGGCTTACCGGAGATAAACGCACTTCCGTCCGGGTTCACAGTCAGGTACTGTGGTCCCTCGGTCTGCATCTTCGATTGCAGCTCGGCTTTGAACTTCGGCCACTGTCCATCGGGAATGATGAAACAGCCCGCGGATTGGTCTGCGCCCTGAGCGGGGTGGAAGGCAATACCGTGGCGGTCCCGGCCTAATGCAGGGTCCCAGACCACGTTGTTGTTCAGCGTGATTCCACCCATCTGCCTGATAATCGGCCCTTCCTTCCCCGGTGTGATCGGGTAGGTGCCGTAAGGCGCAGAGGGGGTTCGACCGCCGCCGCTGACAAAGGAGAACTTGCTGTCGCCCAGTGAAATCTCGCCAGAGTATTTCGACGGCCTTGGGCCTTGATCCTTCAACGGACCAAGCGCAGCCATCTTAAGTGGCTTCGCCTCGTATTGCTCTCTCGGATCACCTTTTTGAAGTGGGTGAGTTACCTCGAACTGATCCTTTGGATCACCCTTCTGAACAGGGTTAGTCAGCTCATAGCCGCTCGCATCAGACTTTGTTCCCGTGTCTGCCTGTGCGTACTGGACACCCTTCTCCCCGATCAGTTCTTCCGAACCAATGCTTGCGTCTTGCTTTTGATCAGGTGCTGCGGGCGCTCCGGGCTGGAGTTGTCCTTCAACCGGAGGCTTTGATGCATCTTCCGCAATTTGCGCGGGATCATCACCTTTCACTGCTGCGACTTGTTGAGCAGGGGATACCCCGTCAACTGGAGCGGCCTCGCTTCGAGGTCCGGGCGCATCGGGTTGGACTACGACCGGGGCAGCATCAGGCCACTCACCATGATCCCGAAAGTAATCACCGTCATTTAGAGACTTGATGTTTGCATCCTGCTCGTTAAGATGCAAGTCAAGATCGATCTGAGTCTTGCCACCGATTATCGAGCGATTTGCGTCCAGAATCTTTCGTGCGGTTGTTGGGTCTTGTCTCGCATAACCCCTGACACGAGCATCGAACACTCGATCAGTGGCCCGCCTCATTTCAGCTTTCTTCTGTTCTTCATCCCAGCCCATCGTTTTCGCACGAGAGTCAACGGACTGACGAACAGCGTTCATGCTTCGATCAAAGGCATAATCGTCTTTGTAGTTAGCGTGCGCGTCATCGACTGCATTATTTTCAAGAGCAATAGCTGATTTGTTCTCATAGTCTTTCTGTGCGACGCCCTTCTCTGTCGCACCCCTAACCACATAGGCTCCAAGCTTCGGATCAAGGTGCATCCTGAACCGACGAGACACCTCTGGATTTCCGTAGCTATCAGCCTTTAGCTGCCAGCGTTGTGCGGTTTCCTCTTGCTTCTTTACATAAGGATCGTACTCCGTCATCTTAGTCTCGCCTTGCAGCGAGCTGTAGTCAGCGTGGTTAAGCCCCATCTCAGTGTCAGCTTGCACAACGAGATCGCTGACCACAGCCTCGTTCTGGCGGCCCTGCATCGCGACCTGATTGGCCGTGATCGAGGCACCGAGGCCTTGGAAGGACTTACCAAGATTGGCCAGCTCTTGCCCCGGACCCGACAGATCGACGTGCGGCATATTCTGCGGAGGCAGAGGCGTCATCGAAGCGTCAACGCTCGGAGACCCCTTATATGGAACCTTTGCCATTATGCCATTCCTACACTTTGATAGCTACCCCACTTTTGGGAAAGGCTCTGAGCGCCCCCAACAAGCGTGCTCGCTACTGCGAAGTTTCTTGCCGTTTCAGCCGCATCGGCCTTCATATCGTACAGTCCGGCCTCGGCCTGATAGTTCATGGCCTGTGCCATGTAGGCATCGCCCTTCTGAGCGGCCCCCTTCATGATAGTCATTTCGTCCATCTTGCCCAGTACATACGTACTGTCCCTGACCATCTTCGACGAACCGGAGGTTACGTCAATCCCGGAGGCACCCTGCGCGGCCTTCTCCTTGCCGATCAAGTCCCTCGTCTCGAGGCCCTTGGTCCTCGCATTGTCGAGCCCGGTCTGCAACGCAGTGCTCGCGTTCATCTTCGCGATCTTCGCGTTTTGCCGAGCGACCTGTGCTTGGTAGCTTGCCTGTTGGGCCTGTTGGGTGCCAGCCATGAATTGGCCACCCGCACTAAGCGCAACACCGATTAAGGTAAATGGGTCCATTAGCGCTCACCGATCCAGAAGGGCCTGACCTTTTTATCGGTCACAGGCCCAAGTTCAAATCCAAGCCATTTAATCCAAACAACCGACTTCGGGTTCCTCGCATCTACCCAACCGCAGATATACGGGAAGCGGGTTTTTAACTGATCCACGAAAAGCCTGCTCCCGCGCACGAAACGGAACTGGTGTTCTTCAGCCACCTTGGTGGTTAGCACCCAGATGTAGACATGACCCAACAAGATGTTGGTGTATTGCAGACCCCACACGCAGCCTATCTCTCCGTTGGCCGTGCCGACCCAAGCCCAGTCGGCCTTCTTCAAGGCATCGGAGAGAACCTTCTCAGGATCGCCACGGATTTCCCGTGTCCCACTGATCTTATCAATAGTCGGCTTAACATCAGCCAAGGTGGCTGGCCTCACCATGATATGCTTCATTTCGTATCCCCCACAGTAATCTCCGGAATGAACGCGAGGACGGTGGCCGGAAGCGGGTAGGCTTGCTCAACGCAGTACTGCCCCGTCACTGTCCAGTTCGGGTTCATCACAATCCTCATGTCACCGTTGATTAGCTCAATCGGTTGGCCGAGGGCTTGGAAGTTCCGTTCTTTGAACTGGACCATGTTATCGAAGTCCATTCCAACTTGAAGTCCTCTGGACTCACTCGCGCGGATAGTGAGTGCATTGATGCGCTTCCGCTTGCCGCCGATGGCGGGCTCTCCAGTGTCCAGCGGAAGACTTTGCAGTTGACATTTGTATGGTAGACCGATAATGACTTTGGTCCCCTCGAAGGGGAGAGCGACTTCGCCATCGATTACCTCCAAGCCCATTGCGGTGTTACCGTCGATCAGTGCGGAAACGGTTTCACCTTCCAGATGATCGGCACCGGAGACGCTGCTCACTTTCGCGTCAAGAGTCCACGTTCCACTCTCCGACTCGATCGGGGTGTTGGCAGGGTCCTCTGGAATAACATGAGTCATGTCCCGCGTGAAGGTGCCAGTTAGCACAGTAGATGAGGTAAACCCAGTGATCGTCGCGATCCCGCCTCCCATTCGTAGGACTTTGTCAACATCACCAGCGGTGAATACCGCCGAGTCGGCTGTAAACGTGACTGTGCCGGTCGAGGCCGAGGCGGTGACAGTGGCATCAGGCGTAGTAAGTACACGCTCGAGGCCAGCATCGACACACCAAGCATCCTCACTTCCATAGGGGAATAAACGTTCGGCCATCCGCTCGATGTAGCGGACCCATCTGCCATCAATGTAGCGCTTGACGATGAAGTAGGTGACATTCTGTTCGTCCTCTTGGATTGCACAGCAGGACTCGTACAGACCTTTAGTGCTATGCAAGGCCCATCCAGATATCTTCTGTTCCGCAAGATACGTCAGCGAGAGCAACCTTCCGTCGCTGCGGATCGCCCAAACAATCTTGTGCGGCTCCTCCGCGTAGGTCCAATCAAGGATTTGATAGTCTACGAAGAAATGGTTCGAGAAGATTGAGAGGTCCACTCCCGAATAAATGTTCGTGTAAAAGTTATATGACAGCGCTCTGACGATAGAACCCCGAGACTGAACGTAAAGAATGTTGTAGTCAATCGGGATTGGTTCAATGTCAGCCGCGCCGTTGTATCCCTGTGGAGTGGCGACCAGCGCCGAAGGTGTGACCGCGTCATTTTGCTGCCCTGCTGAGACTTGGAAGGCTGAACCGGAAGTGAACATGATCAGGCCTCCGGGCATCGGGACCATCTGCTTAATCGCGTTGATCTCGCGGGAGGCGAGTGTGCCCTCGATAGCGTCGTCATCCTTGGATGGGATCGAGGCGTCGAAGTTATCAAACGCCCCGGTCACACTCATCCAGAAGGTTTCAGGTAGGTCGTTCCCACCTGCGTATACTTTCCTCTGCTGGAAGTACGCCGCACAGGCAGGGTTATTTCCGTCCTCGAACGGGTTATCATGCTCTGGCGGTGTCCGCTCGAAGTCCGGAAGGATATTCGTGTCATCGAGTTCCGTACCCGTTGTCTCTCCCATGTAGCCATGAAGGCTCCCAAGAGGAATGTCCACATCTTTCCCGGATACCGGATCGGCTTTGTATACACGGTAGCGAGTCGCTCCCACGACAGGTTCCCAGTTAATGGCATTATGCCCTTGATTGGCTGCCCAGTTACCAGCCTGTGTAACCAAGGCAGATGACGATGCGATGGACTCTTGACCGCTCTCACTGATCGCGGTGACGACGTAAGAGTATGCGGTCTTGCCGTTGCCGGACTTCGTTCCAGTGACACCTGTGGGCGGATCAATGTCAGTGCCGATGACGATGAGTTCCAGCCGCCAATCATCTTCGGCGTAGCGCTTCAGGTCGTATGGGAGGTAGTCCGGGTGGGTCAGGGTCATAATGTCCCCGGACTGGGTGTACTTTAGCAGTGGCAGGTCCTCGGCTAGATAGGGTGCGCCGATCCGAACATACCGCTCGCCAATGCCACCGGAGGTATATGCGGTGTACGCGGTCGAGTCCACGTTCGCGCCGGAAGTAGTCTTGAGATAGAAGGTGTTAACGTCGATGGGTTCCACTTGGAACACCCGCCCGTTAACCTGCGTCATCCCGGCCACGCCAGAGATATACACGTTATCGCCACCGATGGTCTGATTGTGCGACGAGGTCACTATCGCGGGGTTGCCCTGAGTGATGTTGGTAATCACCATCGAGTTCGCAATGACCATACCTCCGTCTCGGAGCACACGGATATAGCCCTCGCCAAACTCCAGCACGTAGTTCTGATCGTCGTTGAACCGGAACTTAATCAGCCGACCGGGGAAGTCCATGTTCCCAGTTTCGTTGATATACTCCGTGCCCATGCGGGTGGAGGCTCCGCCACGGTAGTCAACGTAGAAGTTCCGCATCAGGGCGACGCCGGAGTGATACCTCTCCAGATCGACCCGACCGAAGAGTTGCGTGGACAACTCTCCAGACGATAACGCGGGCTGGAAGAAATTCGTAGACATTACACACCCATCCCGTAGAGCGGAAGATACGGCGCGAGGAACGGACCGGAGACGACAGGGAGATAGTTGTCTCGGGCCAGAATCCACTCAGCCTGTTGCTCGATAACCTCAACCCCTTGGTTGCTGTCGAGGGCGCGGCCCTGCACGATAGACTGATTGGCCAAGGCGTAGTTAGCCTTCATCAGGTCTTTGTCCCCTGTCAACCCCATCGTGATCTTCGCGGCGAGGGCCGCTGAAAGCGCGGTGGAGAATAGGGGGGAGAATATCTGCGGGTTCGTGACCGCGCGAGTGTACACACCGATGGCTTGGTACTGGTTCGTCAGAATCACCTTCCGCTCACCGCCGCTATCAGTAGCGTCGAAGGCAACCTCGAACCGCGCGGTGGGGCCGAGGACGTATGGGTACATTCCCTGTGAGTTCGAGAACAGCGGAACGTCACCAGTCCAGCCGGTTTCGATCTGCGGCACGATGCAGCGAACCTGCAAGCAGTCCACCGGATAGGCATACTCGAAAAGCCAAGGCGGTGCGGGGTACGCCGAGGACCACGTGGAGGGACTTTCCGTGTTCCCCGGCGTTCCCGGAGCGGTTTTTAAGACCGCTAAGATCGCCGTCTTTTTAGCGAAGCCCCAATGGGCCATCTGCAAGACTTCGTCACGAGTGCCTGAGTAGAACCGTTTGCAGGTTCTCGCCTCGTTGCTCTCCTCGTCGAGAGACGCGATGCTCTCGCGGGAGCCCACCATGACGAGGGCTTCGTTGGCGATATCGGTGTCGCTTGACATATCATGTCCTCATATGTTGCCGCGCTTCAGGATCACTGAAAGCACAGCGGATATTCGAATCATCATCGAGCGGGCAGAAGCCAAGTCAGTGACGTTGTTCGTCATGTAGGTGACCAGACCGTTGAGGTCTGCTACCTTTAGGTTCTTGTAGAATGTTATCACCTGAGGGTCTGCCATGAACGAAGCAAGCTGCGCGGAATCCGCCACCTGTTCCGGTGTGGGTGGAGGGTTGTAGGTGACCGCGCCCTCGAGTTCGATGGTATGGCCGAGAGGTACAGTGTAATCGTTAACGTCCTCGATTTCGATGACATTCACTATTACGTTGCCCTGTTTCAGAACGTACTTAGCCATCTATCTCACCAAACATACACGATGCACTTGCCCGCGCCGCCATTACCAGAGTTACCGCCTTCCGTTCCGCCTGATCCGCCACCGGGGACAGAGCCATTCGAGCTTGCGTTAGTGTCGATTGTACCAGCAGAGCCAGCACCACCAAACTGTGACAGTCCACCGCTGCCGCCTGTGACGGAGTTGGCACCACCACCACCGCCTCCGCCTCCCCAATAACCATCGCCACCTTTAACCTGTGCAGCTACACCCGCGCCGTCCATGCCTCCACCACCACCGCCACCGCCGTTCAACCCACCAGTTCTGCCAGCAGTCGCATCGGTAGTGGCACCGCCAATGCCGCCTGTACCACCACCACCTTCAGTACTGGGTTGAGGAGCGGCATAGCCGAAACCACCAGCGCCACCCGCAAACGGCCCAGCGCCACCGCCAGTAGTCCCGATCTGACCAACACCGCCAGTACCACCGCCGCCACCACCACCAGCACCTGTGCCACCGCGATTGCCAGCACCACCGCCATAAGCAGCTACAAAAGCGCAGAAGGTAGTTGTGCCACCGGGATTTCCGGCTGTGTCAGCCACTGTCTGACCAGTGCCACCCGCGCCAATAGTCACGCTCTCGCTTGAACCAAGCAATGCCAACGGGATAATCTGTTGATTGCAAGCTGCACCACCACCGCCTGATCCGGGCTGGCTCGAGCTTCCCTTACCACCTGAGGCCCCACCGCCCCAACAGCGAATCAGCGCGACTGTGCCAGAGGATGGCTTGTTCCAAGTACCGCTTCCGGTAAAGGTCTGAACATCAACCCCGCCACCACTCGTCGGTGGAAGCCATACAGGAAGTCCTGAGGCAACTGTGAGAACATCGGCCTCGTCACCAATCGGCAGGGCCGCGTTAGCCTTATCCGTGTCTGCCGCGTAGTACATATCTCCGATAGCAACAGTCCACGGGTCCGGGGCGTTGAGCTTGCTCGGGTCTGCAAGCAGATCGTAGAGAGGTTGGTAAACGATCCGTTCTGCCCCGGTCTTTGTCAGTGCGCCGAGAACGCGCCAGTAGGTGTAACCGACAGGTAGGTCTGGAGCATCGCCATCACCAGTGAAGGAGGAAACCCCAACGTCACAGACGCCAGTAGCGTCAGCCAGCATCAGAACGACAGCGTAGGTGCAATCGCAGATACCACCCCGGCGATAAGTCGCGTCTGTCACGCCAAGGTTTACGGTTGTGCTTAGATCGGATTGACTAGTGACTGATCCATCTACGACAGTTGTATCGATCCCGCCGGAAGAGATGATCGCGGGGGTGAAGTAGACACTGCCAATAAAGGTGTCACTCCCAGCAACTTGCCGAGTGAAGTCTCTAAGCCATCCACCCTTCTTGTCAGGGATAGCGGAGCGCGCGTCGAAGTCGTCGCGGAACCTAGTACCAACACCAACAACAGTAGCACCGGAACTTGAGATAGTTCCACCACCGCCGAAGGCGAGAGGCAAATCAGTTGAACGAATAATAGCCCCGCCACCATCCCCAGCAGACCACTCGTTCGAGATGAACTTTGTTGTCTCGCTATCAAGAGTGAGGTTCACCGTGTCTGTGGAGTCGCGGATCGAGCCCGCACTAACTGTGAAATCATTAGCGCCTGAGGCGATTGAAATGCGAAGCCCAATAATACCGAGGAACGGAAAGCCCTCAGGTGGGCCGTCGATCACGCTCACGAACCATTCGGAGTATGGGCCTGTGGTCGTCGTGGGAGTGACCGAGGAAAGAACTTTGCTGAAGCTCAGCGTCAGCGTGTCAGGGTCCCATCCGTTGATCTTAACAAAAATCCAAACATTGCTGTTGTCTTTCTGCCAAGCGATAAACGCAGACCCACCGACAGGGAAGAACGGCTCGTGAAGGTCGCCGTCCAACGCAACGACAATACTCCACGGCCCATCACCAGATGGTTCAAACTCCGTTGTTGACGTAACGGTGTCAACACCTGGAAGAAGGGCCGGGAGTGCCATGTTACAACTTATAGCCCCAAGCAGAGACAGAGATCACACCGCCCGAGCCGGGAGCAGCAGAGGTCACAACGATAGAAGTGTTCACGGCTGAAGCCGGGATACACGGAAAGAAGTCTTTTTCGATTGTGCCAATGCCAGAGGCCAGCGGGGCCGTCCACTGAGTGAAGTTCATCGACCCCGAGATTGTCCCGGAGACAACTGCGTTGCCAGTCGCCGCAGCCGTGGCGTTCGCACGGATAGCGAAGCCGCAGATATAGGTGGTGACTGATGCCGCACCGGCCAGTGTGGCCACGGTAGCGCCGGTAGTGCCGGTCGCGGAGTTAGTGTAGATAACCGCGCCAAGTGGGTATTGACTACCAAGGGCCGCTTTTACAATCAAGTAGCCATTGGCGTCAACCTGAGCCCATCCGGCTTGGCCGTTGGTCAGTGTCGGTGGGGTCGTATTGAACGCTCCCGCAATCGGGGTAGGTGGTCCCGGCTGTGGGAGGTTCTGCGAAGCAGCTATCGTGGCGACCAGTACAAGACCGAGCGCCAGAAAGAGTCTATTCATCCACATCGTATCAGTCCTTCGTCAGAGGGGAACCGACAGGAATGTCGGGCTTAGCCTTGGGTGGTCCATTGGCAGGGGTGAAGTTTGTCTGCTTCGTGCTGCCCATCACTGGCACCGGGACTGTTGGATCACGGTCGAGCTTGACCGCGCCGGGGAAGGCCTTATCATACATCTTCTTCGCCTCGTCGTCGAGAGGCGTCATCGCGCGCGAGGGGATTTGGGCGGTGCCGGACTTGATCACTTGCGGCTTGCCGGTTTCATCCTTGACCGGAGTGTCTTTCAGATAACGGAAGGGGTAGGGAGTGTCATCGCCGATGACTGTGCCCGCTTCGAGATAGCGGTCGTCGATGTAGTGATTCTCGTCGAGACGGAACTGCATGGCAGAACTCCTGAAAAGGTGGGGGAGCATTTGCGCTCCCCCAGTTAGGTTAGTTCGAGATGTTGATGCCAGCGGGGTATGCACGGTCATCCTGCCGATCGATCACGAGCATCGAAGTGATCGAGCCGGGGGTGAAGTGCAACGCACCTTGGACATACGCGAGCCGGATGTAGCGGGGAAGAGCGCCCGCCGCTACGTTCGTCCAGTCCATCGGTGCGAGCTTGGCACCGGCGGTCAGTTCGGCTGCCGTGTACGCGCGAGACTGCGCGTAGACAACCCATGTCGAGGCGTCCGTCGATCCCTGTGCTTGGATCGTCAGAGTGGCCGAGTCGGTCGTTGCGAAGGCGGTAACGACGTAGGCCGCAATGCGCAGCGGCAGTTCGCCGGGGCCGATATCCCTCGCGTCTTTCAGGTCCACGATGTTTGTGGACGCCTCGGTGCCGGTCGTAAGGTTCTGGGCCGAGGAGAAGAGTAACAAGCCATCGATAATCATGAGTGTTCTCCAGTGAACAGGGTTTCAACGCTGAGTTTCCGCATTAGGTCACCCTCGTTTCGTTGTTCAGGATCGCATCAACGGTCCTGATGGGAACACCACGGAAGGTTGTGATGGGCATACCGTTGAACTGCGACAGCTGGAGCAAGACGTTGGTCTTGTTCATCGCTTGCAACTCGAGGTAGGTCTTGATAGTACGGTTGCAGTAGATAACCGTCTTACCCATCGAACCTGAGATGGAAGGCGCGTCAGACGTCTGAGTCGTGGCGACGCCGCTCATCGTGGTCGGGAGGCGGTTGAGGCCGCGGACCAGACCGTTAATGAGGTTAGCAGCATTGACAGTCGCCAGATCGGAAATGTCAATGTTGGCCAGACG